CTGCTAGGAACCCTTAGTTATTGCTAACTAATCAAACCCTTATAACGTCCCCAGATAAATATAGAATGGAAATAAATTTCCTCTCCCATCTCTACCCAAGAACAATTTCAACCCACTAAGGAGTGGTTGATTCCCTGTTCCACCTAATAGCTACCTGGATTATATGTCCAGTTAGGTCGCATTCGTTTCATCGAAAGTAGAACTTTAATTACTTTCAATGGCGAATCTTTCCTTTGGGTGTTCTCCATCGATCCCTTAGATTTAGCAATTGCTCTATCTAAGATCAAACCAAGTTCATTAACACGGTCTAAATCATCAAGTAAAAAAATTAATTGATCAATTTCGACTGTATGGTATGACTGGTTACCTAAATTTTTATTCAAAATGTCAAACTTATTTCTAAGAAGACTATATAAGAATAACCAACCTCCATTAATTACTTGTTCACTATCAGATCACAGAGGACTGAAGTCATAAGTAAAAACATGAGAGAATTGTTTTAAAAAAGGCTCTGAGTTTACCAATATTTTTGACGCTAGTTCCATGGCCATAACATCACTAGACCTCGGTTGACCAAAGTTTGATTTAAAACTATGGACCAATAAAGGTTTAGACAACGCTATTTTGAGTCAGGCAGATTCAGTCTTGAAAAGCTTTTGGAGCTTTTCACTACTAAGAACACCTGGAGCTTTATTTTTAAGAATATTACCTATACAAACCTTAACAAAATCAAGGTTAGCATTAAGTAATATTGCCTTATAAAACTTTTTACCCGGGTTATCCAGATCATATAAACTCTGGAAAACCGTCACCATTGGAACCTTCTTGGAAGAAGCAAACATAGATCAAAGAGCTAACAGAGAGAAACTAACATCTCCTGGTAGACTCTTCTTATGTTTACTAACCTTTGTAAACCAATTAACCCATGATTTGGAGCAAATATTTCTTTGAAGTAATGCAAAGAGAATATTAACTCTACCCATCATAGAATTTTGGCTTATAAAAGCTTTCCAAGGTAGCGCTGATACATCCTTACCACTTAGACCTGTAACCTTCGCAAATTCAAAGGCTGACCGGTCCGATATCACGCTTTTAGACAAGTTTATCTCAACCCCTAATTTAGACATAATATCTAAATAAGATGTTGCTATATCCTTATCAAAAAGAACAATATCATCTCCTAATAGCTCGTAATTATCATATCAAGTTCTGCTAAAACGAACCCGACGATAAGCGAGTTGGACTATTAAGTGATGGGTAACTGCAAGCATGGCTCAGCTTGAGAGAGCCCCCATAGGTTGCCCCACAGAGTATCTCAAACGCTTAACCTCACCTCCAGTTTTAAGGATGTAATCCCGATCCACTAATAATGATTTCCAAGCTTGGGACACTAGAGGCCCAAAAAAGGCTTCTAATATCTTGACTTGAATATCAATAGGCAGACGATCGGTTGCAGCACTTAAATCATAACCAAAAGACACTTTTGATTGCTCAGCTTTAGTAAAACAACGTTTCACTGCAGCTAATTGATCAAAAGTAGAGTCATTGGGTAAAGACCTAAGAAAGGCAAAGAGAGAATCGTGAATTGGTTTACATATGGACTGAGTCCATATGTCAACTAATGCAAAAACTCTGATCTTACCTGCAGCTTCCTCTTTAAGGGAGAGTTGTCCCAAATGAATAGGAACATCCTTAGTTTTTTCCTTTATGAAAGAACTAAAGACATCCTTACTATCCATCACCCCTTGTTTTAGCAGGGAGACCCTTTCAAACATAAGCAAACTAGTCTTATAGCTTAAAAGTAGTCGGGACAAACCCAACTCATTAGCAATAATTTCAAAGTGTTTATAGAGGCCTAACTCTTTTAAAAGATAGGCATCCATAAAACAACCAATTCAACTACTACCATGGGTTGGAGAAGCCTTCTCAATTAATAGCATGTCAACTGATTCTTTATCAATAGGACCCAATCTATCTTGATACTTTAAAGCAATAAGCTTTAATTCATCAGATATAGAAAGGATATTATCGTAAGGAACAGTCAAGGCATCTGTTATAGTCCCTAGTTTAAGGAGACCAGGTACCCTGATGACACGGTAAATGGAAAACAAAGTTAACCATCACCTTATCACAGACGGGCTTCCAGCCGCTATCAGTTTACGGTCGACATATGGTATAACCATAGGAAGACCTCTACTATCTAGACGACGGAAGGGTAACTCACCACCAACTTCTTTAAGAGAAGTTAGGGGAGTACCTGCTATAAATTTTTGCACTGCCAATTGGCTAGCTTTTAGATATTTCACTACAAACATTGACCCATGTCTTCGACGAAGACTAAGCAAGTGCTTGGCGAAATTACCCATAGTTTTTAAGCGTGAAGTGAACTTTACTTTTTTAGCAGGAAAGGAAGCAGACAAAAGTCTTCATCCTAACCGGCGAAAAAGCACTGACAACTCAAAAGAGTTGTCAAGAGAAACCATTCCACCTGAACACATGATGTCCTTGAAAGCCTTGGTGATTGAGAAAAAAATAATCTTATCGCCAGGGCCTCTAACCTTTTCTTTCGGGATCTTTTTAGAGATAGACTTAATGGAGTTTAAACTCCTAGTTGATTTCTTGAGGACTTTAATATTTTTAAAAATCATATATTTCTTAATTATATTAAACCAACAAGAACTTAAACAAGCTATCACAAAAGATAGAGTCGTATTGGAGCCAGAGTTCGTTAGAACCCACTTCGCAATACTTGACCAATGTAACCCATTTGCCGTATCAAACTACTATTTAAAACAATAGATGACCTAAGCAATGCCCCAAGAAACCCAGCTACGTCTGGTAGAGCTCAAACAGACCCATATAGACCTTAGTCTATACAGGCAGATTTGTAGATATCCATTACATAACCTAGTGTTACATCGTCCCTATCCTTTATATAACTTCCATCAAGTTAAAAGAAAGGATTTTCATTAGCCCAACTCAGAAGATATGCTTAAAAGAATTAAAAAAACTTTGAAACAATCTTCATAATGAGTTAATAAAAATTGGAAGCAACATATGGGTATAGAATTCCGCTGCTCTTCGTAAGAAGACCGGCAGGTTCTAAGCCTCTTATGCTCCTACCAGCTGGTTTTAGGAATAATTTGACTTATTTCTGAAACCAAAAGGTAGTAGATGCAACCAATACATTAGTACTGATAGGGAGCAATCCGAAAGGATTCTCTATCACTAATACCAATGTTGACTTGGCTACTGTCAATGTTGTTTATGAGTATTACTCACAAACGGTTATGCAGCCTTCATAAGGCTGGGTTCCGAGAGAGTCT